TGACTTACAATCTTCTCTATTTGAAGAGCGAACTTCTTTGGTGTCATCACAACTAGTTCTTCTAGATTCATAACAAACTCCTGTTTACAGGTTAATAAAAGTGGTGAGAGGCATTGATAGCCCCTCACCGATAAATGTAGCAGAGCCAGTATATAAATGCTGGATGCAAGTAGGCATTAGTCTCTCTTAGTTATAAACTTGTAGAGTTCTTCTGCCTTTTCCATGACTGCGGCGGGTTTATACATCTCTGGTGTATACTTTTCGTACACCTCTTGTATATCCTTACCTTGATCTTTGTACTGTTCTATCATTGACCAGAACTTGTTGTTCGCAACTTCGTGTTGCGTATCCATCATTTCTTTTGCCATTCTTAGAACATCGAACCGCAGTTCAAATGGGTTTTTATTACTCATAACTTTTCTCCTTGTGTGTTGTGTTATGTTGTGTCATTGTGAAGGTAACAATTCCCCCACACGGATGTATTAAGGCATCACCCTTTAAGAAACTGGAGCGGGTGGGAAGAATCGAACTTCCGTCAAAAGGTTGGAAACCTCTTGTAATGCCATTATACGACACCCGCTGAATTCCACTTTTCTGTTGCTAAGTAAGTGGACAACTCCCTGCGTTTACGCCGCTAAGGCGAAATCAGATGTGGCAAAGTTATCGTTTGCGTTTAGTTTTTTTGACTGAATATCGTAAGTCACCACGGTAATCTACTCGCCTCTCATCTTGTCAGTCGATTCCTAATTCGCCCCCATCAAAAATACATTGTCTTAAACCCTCGTGAGGTCTCTGTCTCTGCAAAGACACCTTATTGCAGTAAGGCGCAATGTACTTTTGGTGGAGGCGGAGGGATTCGCACCCTCGTCCTGTCCAAGTGTTGATTTGTATCAACGACTACATATATATTTATATCACAAAGACGTTCCAATGTCAACAAGTTTTTCAAAACCTTTTCCAGTAGCTACTATGCAACCTATTCCTGTTTCAGTAGGAAATTCAATTAGAGTCCAACTTTGAGTTGACATATTCATTGCAATAACTACCTTAGATTTAACATACTGTCCACTTGGAACTTTCATAAAACCATCCATAATTATGGATGGCAACTCACCAAACTGTTTTGTGATATCAATCACTTCTTCCAGAGTTCCACACTGGACAGGTTTTGCCGACCAGTATGGTTCTGCTAGTACATCAAGCGGTAGCAGTAACGCTCCCACTACTAGAGATATCTGAAGTGTCCGTTTCATTTTCCTTTTCCCATTCTTCTGTAAAGAGGTCGATTGTATCAACCAAGTCTTGAAGATAGTCTTTCTTATCCTTCACAAATTCTTGAACCAAACCATCTTCGGTTACGACAAGGATAACAATCTGATTGATTTCAATCCCTGTTCTTTCTTCAAACATTTCTGCATAAGCAGATGCTTGCATATAATATTCAAAATTATAATCGTCCTTTCGTTCAGAACGTGAAGTCTTAAAGTCAATGATAGAAGGAACACCGTTCCATTCTCCAATACAGTCCACTCGGCCTGCGACACGATACTTCTCACTCCACAATCCACACTCTTGTGCATAGATGTTATCTATACTTTTTTCAAGAGTAGGTTTTAGTTGTGAGAACAAACACCAAGGTAAGAATTTTTGTTCATCCTTGATAACTTCTTTATTGTTTAGAAAGTCCTCACACATATGGTGAACAGCAGTTCCACGACTAGCAGCAGTACGCATGATATGATTAGCAACATCATTACCTACACGATTGCGCCAAGCTTGTAGTCCAGCTTTCTTTTCTTTTCGAACACCCAACACTGTTGTGATAGATGGATAGAAACCAGTGGGCGTATCATAGAAACGCTTCCGATTAATATTTTTAGTAGACACCTCTGGGATATCAATTGGTTTATGATTGAACATATTTCACCTCAAGTTTTTTCATTAATATAATTATAACAAAAAATACGTCTTATGTCAAGAAGTTTCTTCTTTTATATAAAAATGTATTTTTACTATGTTTCCGTTTTGTTTCTTTATGAAGTACTCCAGATTATTTTCTGACAGTATTTCCTTTAGCTCTTGCAACGTCACATCGTTCATCAACATAGTCATCTTTCTTTTTTGATAGAGTGTTTAATGCATCAACAATTAGGTTACTCTTCTTACCAAAGATTTTTTCCCAATTATCAGAATATGCTTTTTCGTTTGACTTTCTTCTCTTAGAACCTTTACCGCCGTGCCAATTAGACATTATGCTTTCTACTTGCATGGATTCCCCATGCTGTTAGTAAAGCGCCAAAGATTGTAGAAAGTAATCCTGATACAATCGTCATCTCTCCAGTGTTTACTGAATATAATGCAGTTGCAACACACATTACACCGACTATTGTTCTTACAACACCTAGTCCACCGTAATATCCTCTTTCTCTTTGGTAATAACTATCTACCTGTTTTTCCCACTTCTTACTCATTTTCCTTGTCCACGATATTTTTTATAACTTCGTCTTCTACTTTTATTCATCGTAGAGGTAATCGGGTTTCTTCCCATTGATGTACCTTTAGACGTTCCTTCATGTCGGCTCCCGCCGATAGCATTTCTTGCCACTATTCTACTCCTAATCTAATCTTGTTGATTAGATACTCTTTAACAAAACCACTGCGAACAATATCGCCAATGGTAAATTCAATATTCTCAAAAGCTTCCATAGACTCTAAGATTTTCATAAACTGTGCCAGTCCACTCTTATCAGAACCTTTTACAAGGTCAGTCTGAAAGAAATCTCCACAGAACATAATCTTGGAGTCCTGTCCTACACGAGTTACGATTGTATCTAGTTCATGGAAGTTCAAGTTCTGGCATTCATCCACAATGATGATTGCATTGTCCAGCGTGATACCTCTCAAGAAAGATGTGGTCAAAAAGAATAGACTTCCTTGTGACTTCAATCTCTCATAGAGATTATCGAACGCTTGTTCGTTTGGTTGTTCGAACATAAACTTAACCATATTCTGATAAGGCACTTGGAACAGTGCTGTCTTATCTTCCTCATCGCCGGGCAGAAATCCAATCTCACGAGTTGGCACTGCACTACGGACAATGTATACAGTATCATATGGTGTATCATTCTTCAACACTTCTTGCATTGCAAGATATAGTGATACGAATGTCTTACCTGTACCAGCAGCACCATACATAAAAAGGTTCTTCCCAGCTTGATATGCTTCAAAGGCCTTTGTTTGATTGTCAGTAATCGGTTTAACTTTTACCAGACTATCTAGTCTAATTTCTTTTGCTTTACCCATTATTTCTTCCCTTGTCGTTTACGATGTTTATCCACCACCGCTTGCGTCTTAATATCTTTAGCTGATTTCTTGGCATACCTTTGCCCAAGGTTACTGTTAGGATGTGACTCCCCTACCTTTTGCAAAACTTCCTTAAAACCATCATCCACTTTTATGTCACTCATCCCTGTACCACCAATAATCATCGGGGCAGAAGTGATGACACTTTCCTTACTTGGATTTGCTTTTAGATATTCTTGGAGAGAGGAGTATGTCATAAAGACTTCTTCCATCTCACCAGTATCATTATCTCTCACACTATACGTTGGCATTATTTTTCAATTCTTCAATTTGTATTTTCAGTTGTTGATTTTCGTCAATCAACTCCTTTATTCTATTTATACAGGAATAATAACTGGAATTTAATTCTCTTATTTGGTCTTCAAACAACTGTGTTTCAGTTATAGTTTTTGAATTCACCGCCTCAAAAGAAGGATAGCCCTTTTCAAATACTGGTTCTTTCATTTTTTCATCCTCTTCCTTGCTTCTACGAAGCATATAATCGTAATACCCCTCACGCTGCATTTTGAAACTCATACCAATCTGGAGCGCCTCTACGTTTCCATGAAGCCAAGTGTTGTTTGTACTTCACATAGTAATCACGATATGCAACCAATGAATCATTGCTCTTTACATCATCAGGCATCGCTGGTGTTGGTTCTGTCCATACACCTTCCTTCATGTTCTTTGGAGTGTTGAACAAGATATCCTTTAGTTTACGATAACTCTCATGTGGTGCATCTTTACCATAGCGCCACATAAACTCTGTATTGAGTTCTGTCCACATACGATACAACCACCTGTAGTTCTTTGCAGATTGTCGCACCCAAATACCACTAGGATGATTTACATGGGATGCCTTGTATAGAGTTGTTTCCATAACATCATCGTCCATCTTCCAACGCTTGATTTTTGCACCGCTCTTGGTACGTCCATAATACAATTCACCGTCCATTGTACGATGTGCAGTAGACATAAGTTGAGCGTACTCAATAATCATCTTACTACAATGAGAGTCACAGTGCATCTGGGCACACATGTCCTCGTAAGCGCTTAGATAAAATACATTCATTACTTCTCCCATCTATAAAAAATATGATCTTCGATCTCAACTGTTTTAGTCTTTGTTGAGGCCCAAGAAGGCATAACGTAGTCAGCATGATAGTGTGTAGCACCATCAGTGATATCTACAAATCTTATTGTATCATCAACCATTAGACTTGTCAAGTCATAAATCCTACTAAAAGTTTCGTTATCATAGATATCATCAGACTTACCATCACAGTACCAACTAAACTGGCACTTATGTCGAACTGGTATCATCTCACCAGTACCTTTCCAACTTGGTTTATGTGGGCCTTGATAGACTACTCCACAAATTGTATTTGGAAATCTACTATCTATCATTCTATTGACAGTAACTTGTGCGACAGCAATTTGTCCTGCTGTTCCTTGATTCCTTGCCTCGTGATAGACATTCATAGCAAGACATTGTGTCTCCACTCTCATCAGCTCATCTATCTGTCCTTGCGTTAAGTCTTCTGGTGATATGGGGTGTCCATGAAATGTCACCAAAGTCGCAAGTATTATTTCTTTAATCATAAATTATCCTCACCACCAGCCA